CAGACCAAGATCAATTACGAACCTATCAATATCACTTTCCACGATGATGGCGGCGATTTGATGCGTAACCTTTGGTACAACTACTACAGTTACTATTACAAAGATCCTACTCAGCAGTATGGTGCTGCTAACAATACCAACGGTAGCCTGGGCGCATTGGCTAACCGAACCACTGGCTTTGGATACAACAGTAGAGATATCTACAATCAAGATCGTGTAGTTAACGACTGGGGTTACATTGGCGAGAGCATCAGTGATGGCGTCAATGCTGCTTCGGGCAAACCGCCGTTCTTCAAAGACATTAGAATTTTTGGCTTTGACTATCAGCACAAGTATGCTGAATATGTATTGATCAATCCGTTGATTACTAACTGGAGTCACGATCAATACGATTACAGTCAAGGCAATGGCACTATGCAAAACTCAATGACTATTGCATACGAAACAGTAAAGTATTACCAAGGTGCTCCCAACAAGCAGGCCCCTGGATTTGCTGATCCGAGCCACTATGATACAACTACAAGTCCTATTTCTCGTGCTGGTTCTACTCAGACCATATTAGGTCAGGGCGGTCTACTAGATGCAGCCGGTGGCATCCTTGAAGACCTACAGTCAGGTTCTGTCCTAGGATTGATTGGTGCAACACAAAAAGCTGGCACTGCGTACAATACATTCAAGAATGTCAACCTTGGTCAAGTATTGTCAACAGAAGTTCAAACTGGTGCTGTGGCTGCTGCAAAAGCTGCTATTCCTGCTGCGGTCCGCACAGTTTCTAATACCGGCGGAGGTTGGACATTCCCCACTGGTAGCACAGGTACTAACAACACCACACCTAACAGTTGATAATTAAGTTGTATGACTACCGTTAACCAAACCAATCTTAGCCAAGATCTCACTGTACGAGTGTTTGATCGTTTTTACAAGTACGAAGCTTCGGTGCCTTCGTCAGAGTGGGACATTGTGTATTCTTACTTCAACAGTGTAATGAGTACCTCTAGGGCAGCTAGTAACTTTTCTAGCGCACTGTTTAGAGTAGCTCAAGAAACAAACACACCAGCTTTGACATTGTTGCAAGCGTTCCAGGGCGCCACGGGTGTTAATTTGTCAGTAACACTGGCATATTACTTAAACTTGATTCGCAGCAGAGCCACGCTGCTGGGTGTAAGTGCAGCAGCAGCACCAAATCAATATGCTGCTAGAGCAGTATTGCAATGAGCAAGTGGGCGCAAGGATTTTATCAGATACAAAATCCTGACAAGTATGTGGGCAACAAAACGCCTAGATACCGTTCAGGATGGGAACTCAGCTTTATGCGTTTCTGCGACACAAACGACAATGTGTTACAGTGGGCAAGCGAAGCTATTCAAATCCCTTATCGGCATCCGCTTACTGGCAAGCAAACTATCTATGTTCCTGATTTCCTAATCACATACCGTACTCGCAACAATACTATGCGGGCAGAACTCATCGAGATCAAGCCCAAGAAGCAAAGTGTAATTGAGTCAAAAATGAGCTCAAAAGATCGTGCTGTGGTTGCTATTAACTATGCAAAATGGGCAGCAGCCCAAAAATGGTGCCAACGTCAAGGCATCACATTCCGAGTAATAACCGAAGATCAAATGTTCCACAACGGTCGAGCCTAAGCCACTAAATATGGCATGACTCGTAAACTGGAAGAATTGTTTGATTTACCTCCTACTTCTGATGAAGTAGATGCTGCTGTCCCTGAGTTACCTACCAACAGGGAAACACTGGCAGCATTAGACGCTACTATTGACAAAATTGACGATGCTCTGCCTGCTGTGCGAGGCTTGGAAAGCACTGATCAAGAGATGGACGAACTTGCTAGCCTGGCCACAGGTAGCTACAAAGATCTCATGGATCTGGGCATGCAGGTTGACAGTCGCTTTGCTAGCGAAATCTTCTCAGTAGCGTCAAACATGCTAGGCCATGCTATCACAGCTAAGACTGCCAAGCTAGACAAAAAGCTCAAAATGATCGATCTCCAGATGAAAAAAATGCGTCTGGACCAACAAGCTGCGGAAAAAGAAGGCGACTCTGGGCCCACGCAAACAGCACAAGGCGTGGTTTTAAATCGCAATGATTTGCTAGACCGTTTGCTCAAAGACAACAAGAAAACATAAATATACAACAGGAACCTGACATGAAAACATTCGCAAAATATCTTACTGAGAGCGAACGTACTTACAACTATCGTATCAAGATAGTTGGTGATCTACCTGAGGGCTTTTTAAAGAGCCTCAAGGACAAACTAGCCCAGTTTGACGTTGTAAAAATGTCAAACCCTAAGACCACCCCGGTACGCAAGCAAATCCCTGAATTCCCATCTTTTCCCAATGAGTCACTGACCATGGTAGATGTTGAATTTAGATATCCAGCCATTGAGCCACAGATCAAACAACTGGCTCGCCTTGCAGGCTTAGATGAAAATCGTATTGCTATGGGTACCGTTGCTCATGACGAAAGCTTGGATGTTGAGAACAACAAGATCATGGATCAAAACAAAGACTTGTTAGACGATCCAGACTATCCAGCTGACGACAAAGAACAAAAGGCTCTCAAGAAAGACTATGGTACTGAACCTCATGACCACGTGGTTCTTAAAAATGCTTACCGTACAAAATTTACAGTAGCCGGGGGCAAGACTCCGCCTGCTAAAACCACAAATGATTTGCCACAGGGCGAAAAGAGTCCTTTCAGCAATATCAAGCGTCCAGCCAAGCCGCCTACAGGCGCCCAACCCCGAGGATAATTCAAAATGACATTTTTCTATGACTTAAACAAAAAACTCAAGGATGTGCTAGACGCACCAAAGAGTGAGCACAAGCAGCTGAACGAAGGTGCTATGGTAGCCGATGAATCAGCATTGCAAGCAGCTATCGGTAAAAAGAAATATGGCGAACAAGGCATGAAGGCTTTGCAAAAAGCTGGCCGCGAAGGTGCTAGCAAAGCAACCATGGACAAAATCAGAAACCGTCACGACAAGTTTGATGAAGGCCTTGGCGATGTCGCTAAGAAAGTTGGCGGTGCTGTAAAGAAGGTTGCTAGTAAGGCATTGGACACACTAGGACACGGCAGCGACGAAGATATGATCCGTGATCTACAAAAGAAAGCTGGTGTTCCACAACACGGTAAGAAGGGTATGGCCCAATCTAACGAAGGCGTTGACAAAGAAAAGTTTGCCGCACTTGCACCTCCAAAAGACAAGATTACTTTTGCTGACAAGATTGCTGGCGCCAAGAAAGAAGTCGACGAAATGCTAGGTGACGTTGCTGCCAAGGCAATGAAAGACGCTGTTACTAGCAAAGGTGGTACATTGACCAAGACTGCCGGTGGAGTCAAGCACAAAGCAGGCCCTGGTGTATACGGCGGTTCAGACCGAGGCGATAGCCACGTTGTTGATCGTCTCAAAGGTCCCAAGATGAAAAAAGTCAAAGGCCGTGAGGAAACTGACGAAGGCTGGGACGAAATGATGAAGTCTGTGCGTGACCGCGCAGACAAGCCAAAAGTTGGATCAGTTGAGCGTGGTGCCAAGCATGACATTGAGCACACAGCCACAGGCCGTCGAGTAACTCGTCGCACAGACGATCAAGGTATTTCAGTTGGCGCCGACGATGGCGAAACCAGCAAAGCAGATGCTCCCAAGCGCGGGCGTGGTCGTCCCAAGGGCACAGGCGGCAAAATGGGCGCCAAGGGTCCTAGCGGCAAGTCTAAGTTGATGACCAAAGAATCTGCCAGCGAAGATGATATTCAAATCCTTGTACGCATGCGCGACGAAGCATTTGAAGAAGGCAACAAAATGCTAGGCAACAAGATTGAAGACATTTTGCAAATGCTAGAAGGTGACGAAGAACAAGTTAATGAAAAAGCAGTAAGCAAGAAGCAACAACGCTTCATGGGCATGGTCCATGCTGCACAAAAAGGTGAAAAGCCTGCCAGCAAGGAAGTTGCTAAAGTAGCCAAGTCAATGGGCAAGAAAGATGCCAAAGACTTTGCTGCTACCAAGCACAAAGGTTTGCCTGAAAAGAAAAAGCCTGAAGGCAAGAAGAAAGAAAAAACTGAAGAAGCTGGCGGTACAGGAACACCTACAGCATCCAGCGGCTTTGGCTTCGGCAAGGGCATTTACGACAGTTACAATCGTGAACTAGAAGACATGATTGCTGAAAGCATGAACCGTCTTGATGCTACTCTCAATGAGAGCATGAGCGTTAACATGAGCAACAGCACCGAAGGTGGCAAGAGCTTGACTATCACTGCCACTGAAGAAGATGCAATGAAGCTAGCAATGATTCTCAAGAACGCTGGCCTTGGTAGCGGTGACGATCACGGTTTAGAACAAGATCACGGTGTAGTGCCTGATGAAGGCGGCTGCGGTTGTGGTTCAACCCCATGTGGCTGCGACGATGCTGGCCCAGAAGAAGTTGAAGTTGAACTCGGCGAAGTCACTGACAACCAGCCCGACTATCCTACTAACACAGAAACATCTGATGATGCTCTCCAGTACAGCGGAGGCTTGAATGCTCCTAAGAGCACTGGCCAAACCACAACTCCTGTTATTGCTAGCCAAACCGATCGTCAGCACAGCTATGCTGAAGAGGAAGAAGCTGCTATCAAGCGTATGATGGAAATGGCTGGTATCAAGGAAGCTAAAAAAGTAGAAGAAGATGATGTCGAAGAAGGCAACAAGTTTACTGGCAACCTGATGAAAGCTCGTGCTGCTGGTAAGAAAGAAGCTGACTTAGACGGCGACGGCGACATGGAAAAAGTCAAAGAAAGCGTTGACGAAAGCATTCTGGCTGCTACTCGCAATCTTTGGAAAACATATCAACCAAAGTAAGACTATGACCAACATGATGCGACCATACAACGAAGTGGCAGACGAGCTTGCTCGTCGCCGCGCCAACGAGTATACACCTCCAATGATGCCACAAGTAAAACAGACCCCTGTTCCTATGACTGGCGTGTTGGAGCAAAGCCGTGCTTTGTATAATACCTATAACCCCAACAAGGATAGCAAATAATGGCTGCTAACGTTTATACCAGTTTGGCCAACGCCACTGTTTACACAGACAAACTCAGTATTGCCAGTGGCAATACTGCTGTAACATACCAAGCCTATGCCGTAGCTCTAGGCACAGCCAATGCTGTAGGTAACTTGTATTCTGCTGCTGTGCAGATTCCAGCTAACTCAGTAATGGAAATGTACTGTGGTGCTGGTAACAAAGTTACTATCACTGGTTCTAACTGGACCGCTACCGAACTAGGAACTGCTAGTTCTGCTGTATACAGTGTTTACAACTCTGCAGGGCAATAATGCGAGCCAGTGAGTTCATTGCCGAAGACAAACAAGGTAAACTCAGCAAACGTTTACGATATGGTACTCGCGGCCTTCACAAATTCAGAGACCAGAATTTTGCTGATCGCACATATGAACTTAATCGCGTGATGATGGCAGTGGCCAGTAACGACGGCCAAGAGTTTGTAAACGAGATTGATTCAGAATCTTGGTCTGGTCGCAATGACGTTGCAGCTCCTTATACAAAAGAAGAGGCCGACATGCTAAAGTTAGCCTACAAAGCTGTGGGTTCAAAACACTGGGATCTCAACCACGGAGACCTTGACTCTGAAGAACATCCAGCAGTCAACAATGTCAGTCCTGTCAAGGGATTCAAAGGCTACTGATGCGAGCTAGAGAATTTATTCGTGAACAACGCGAACTTCCTCCAGAAACTCGCGAGCCTATGCGTTATACGTACACTCTTCCGGGGTTAAGTAGTTCCGATCCATATAAAACATATCGAATGGGCGTAGCTGTAGCTAGAGCCCGTAGCGATTACCGCAAAGACGATGTGAATCCATTTATGCCTGAATGGTCAGCAGAAACAACATTTGGCGAACATGCTGTGGTATCAGGCATGAATTCAGGTATCGGCGATGTGATTGATGCTGCACTTAAGATGACTGGCACGCCGGGCGGTAAGAAAATAGTGTCAACACCTGAAAGCGAAGAACCCGAACTGGTTCAAAACAAAAGTCCTATCACAGGATTTAAAGGATATTAAATGAAAAAGTTATTAGCATTGGCACTGATGCTGCCATTGTTTGCCTTTGCGCAAAAAACACCACAGGGCGTTACATACGACGCACAAATTGTTAGAATCAACGATGGAGACACAGTTGTAATCTCCGCGCCCTTTCTACCTGCTCCGCTCAAGCCAGAACTGGCTGTCAGAATCTTTGGTGTTGATACCCCAGAAAAAGGATTCCGAGCCCAATGCCCTCAAGAAGATGCTAGAGGCAAAGCCGCAACTGAATTTACCAAAGCTGCGGTTGGAGCTAGCCAAAAACGACAGGTTGTTCTTTATGCCTGGGATAAGTTTGGTGGCCGTGTCTTGGGAGATATCATTCTAGACGGCAAGAGCCTACGCCAGGGTCTTATTGTCAATGGTTTTGCACGTGAATACTACGGCGAAGCCAAAACATCTTGGTGCCAATAATCTACCCGTAAATACGGGATGAGTAATTTCTTTTGCGCAGCCCCTTGGCGCGGGCTGCATATCAACCCCCGCGGTGACGTAAAAACCTGCTGTGCTGGCAACCCAAACATGCTGGGCAACCTCAATGAGCACAGCATTATTGAAATCCTTGATAGCAAACTGCTGAAAGAGATCCGCGCAGATCTAGCACAAGGCAAGCCGCACGAATACTGTTCAAATTGTGTACAAGCAGAACGCTTTGGTGCAGATTCAGAACGCAAGTGGCACAATGATACCAATCCAGGTTTCGATTACAGCACCGCAGGCGAGCTGTATCACTACCCTGTGATTGTAGATGTGCGTTGGAACACAACCTGTAACCTAAGCTGTAACTATTGCTCAGAATGGGCCAGCTCTAAATGGTCAGCACTCAAAGGTATTCCTTTCAAGTCAGGAAGTCGTCCATACTACGAAGCTGTGTGCGACTTTCTTGAACAGCACAAAGAACACATACGAGACGTTGCACTGGTAGGCGGCGAACCACTGCTGCTGCCCGAAAACGAACGCCTGTTGGACGTTATTCCTGAAGATTGTACAGTTACCTTGATCACCAACATGAACGTGGATCTTGAGAAAAACAAAATCTTTCGGAAGCTGGCGCAGAGGAAGAAAGTGGGCTGGTCAATGAGCTTTGACAACATTGGTCCGCGCTTTGAATACGTTCGCTATGGTGGCGAATGGGATCAAGTGTTGCACAATCTTGCTATAGTCAAAGACCTGTTTAAAACACAAGGACACTGGGGAGGCATTCATGCAGTGTACAACATCTACAATGCTACACGCATCACAGAGTTCCGTGAGTTTGCAGCAGAGCAAGGCGTAAGTGTGTTATGGCAGAACTTGTTCCAACCTGACTACCTTGATCCATTCTTGCATGGCAAGGAAGTTGCCGAACCTGCGGCTGCTGAGATTGAGCGTTTCTATGCCACTGGCTTGGCCACAGACGGAGATCGTGCTTTCCTGGACCAGGCTCTGCGTAACTATCAAGCTGTGACACAAAGCAAGCCGGAGATAGCTCGCAAGCTATCTAAACACATCCAAGAAATTGAAACACAGTATCATCCAGATCAAGCAGGACAGTTTGCTAAATTGTGGCCTGAACTACAATCGTTAATAAAATGACCAAGCCTTTGCATCAGTGGAGCAATTATGCTGGGACAACCATTAAGTGGTTAAGCCCGGACTCTGAAGAGAACTATCGCAAGAACTCAACAGATCCGGCCAAGCGACAGATGCTAGAGTCCTTTGGTTGGTTAGACGCTGAAGTCAAATACACATTCAACAGTCATGGTTTCTGCACGGATGAATTTGATTCGAGATCAAACTGGCTGGCCATTGGATGCAGTTTTGTTCAAGGCACTGGCATCAATGCCCAAGATCGGTGGACTGATATTGTTAGCAATCAAATTGATCTGTACTGCTGGAATCTTGGAGTAGCTGGCTGTGCTGGCGACACATGTTATAGAGTTGCCCGTCACTATATTTCCGAATTGAAACCTAAATTTGTTGTATACCTTGAGCCCAGATACAATAGATCAGAAATGAAAACAATGCTAGAGCCGGTGCCGTTGATTATCAATTGGGCGCACGATTATTCAAGTTGGCAAGGAACATATGTAAAGCAATTGCTGTCTGACTCAACAAACTTTGAAATTGCAGCAGAAAAAAATCGTGAAGCAATACGCAGTGTGTGCCAACAACACAACATACCGTTGATTGTGTATTCGCCAGATTCGTATAGATCTAGAATCAAAGACACAACACAGCTAGATTTGGCTCGCGATCTATTGCATCCCGGCAGGTTAAATAATCGAGCATTCGCACAAGTGGTTGCGGAGGATATACAACAACTATGTTAAAACCAGGATTAGAAGGCGTACTAACCAAAGCGCCGCACCGTAAGGAAACATTTACGGAACAACAACTTGAAGAATTCATGAAGTGTGCCGACCCCGATGACGGCCCTATGTTCTTCATGGACAACTTTTTCTACATTCAACACCCCACACGTGGTAAGATGTTGTACCATCCCTTTGAGTTTCAGCGCAAGTTAATTGAGAACTATCACAAGAATCGTTTCTCAATCTCGCTGATGCCTCGACAAACAGGTAAGTCAACATCGGCTGCTGGATACTTGTTGTGGTATGCAATGTTTGTGCCTGACTCCACTATTCTTATTGCAGCACACAAATACTTGGGCGCACAGGAAATTATGCAGCGTATTCGTTACGCCTATGAATTGTGCCCTAACCACATTAGAGCTGGTGTTACTAGCTATAACAAAGGCAGCATAGACTTTGACAACGGGTCCCGTATTGTATCGCAAACGACCACTGAAAATACTGGTCGAGGTATGTCTATCTCGCTCCTATACCTGGACGAATTTGCGTTCGTTAGGCCCACTATTGCGTCGGAGTTTTGGACTTCTATTACACCTACACTGAGCACTGGTGGTAAAGCTATTATTACCAGTACCCCCAACTCAGACGAAGATCAGTTTGCTTTGATCTGGAAAGGTGCCAACAAGACTGAAGACGAATATGGTAACCAACGCCCCAACGGCTTGGGTATCAACGGCTTCAAAGCATTCCGTGCCTTCTGGCGCGAACACCCAGACCGTGATGAAAAGTGGGCAGATGAACAACGAGCACAACTAGGCGAAGAACGTTTCCGTCGAGAAATGGACTGCGAATTCGTTCAAGATGAAGAAACACTTATTTCTCCGATAAAACTACTCGATTTAAAGGGCATAGAACCTATTTACAAAACAGGTCAGGTTCGATGGTTCAAGAAACCAGAAAAAAATAAAATTTATGTTGTGGCTTTAGATCCTAGCTTGGGCACAGGCGGCGATCCAGCGGCTATTCAAGTGTTTGAGGCAAATACAACTACTCAAGTTGCAGAATGGAAACACAACAAAACTATTGTACCTGAACAAGTGCGTATAATGGTTGATATATGCAGACATATAAACGAAGCAACACAAGATCCAAAAAGCATTTATTACTCAGTAGAGAACAATACATTAGGTGAAGCAGCTTTGCTTTCAATTGAACACTACGGGGAAGAAAATATTCCTGGATACTTTTTAAATGACAAGTCAGTGGTTAACTCTGGCGGCCGTAGATTTCGGAAAGGATTTAATACCACAAACAAAAGTAAGTTGTCTGCATGTAGTAAGCTAAAGACCTTGGTTGAAACAAATAAGATGACTATCAACAGTAATTTGTTGATCAGCGAGTTGAAAACGTTTGTTGCTAATGGGGCAAGTTATGCTGCTAAAATAGGCGAAACAGACGATTTGATTATGGCTACAATATTGGCTATTCGCATGCTTCAATTGTTGCAAAGTTATCATCAGGAGCTCGATTCTCAAATGCGAGATTTTTCTGAAGATGTAATTGAGCCCCTTCCGTTTATTGCTATGTTCTAACTTCAGTTTGTCATCAACGACGATAAATAAAAACATGATAACGCATAAACATCATATTGTTCCAAAACATATGGGAGGTACCGACGATCCTTCTAATCTAATAGAACTCAGTGTAGAAGACCACGCAGAAGCACATAGGTTATTGTTTGAAGAGTACGGGCTAATACAAGATAAATTGGCATGGTTAGGACTAAAAGGTTTGATCAGTACAGCGGAAATTGTTCGCACTTTACAGAGCGAAACAATGAAAGGCAGTAATAATCCTATGTACGGAAAACCAGCACCTAACCGCGGAATTAAACGTCCGGGCATAGGCGGTCGTAAAAAAGGCACAGCCTGGTCTAATGAAGAAAGAGACTTGCGAATGTCTCTAAGAAACACTAAAGAATACAAAGACAAAATGTCAGCGGTATACCAGGGTGTTTCAAGAAATCAAAAAATCAGCGAAAGCAGCAAAGGCAAAGTTGGTGCCGCTAGAGGAAAAAAATGGTACAATAACGGTATTGAGGAAAAATATTTTTCTAATCCACCCGCTGATTGGATGCCGGGGCGTCTATCACGTAAATCACAAAACAACTAAATATACGACTATGGCTACAGAATTAAACCTTGAACAGAAACTTGCTGACTTATTAGACACTCGGAATTATCACCCAGAAATGCTGGGCAAAGACGGGCGCCCTGTAAACACAGCAGAAGACGCAAAGACTTTTAGCTTTGACTATGTTTCGGGCTCGGGTAAAAATTACGGAACCATGGTTGTCATCTTGGGCGCTGACAATGAAATGTACATCATGTACGGCGACAATCTTGGCAAGACCATTGAAGATCCTGAAGATCGCAACGAGTTCTTCCAGTTTCAACAACAGCTCACTGATCTTGCTAACCGCAATCGTTGGACAGCTACACTGACAGATCTCAGCAAACTCAAGAGAGTACAAGCTGGCATTGCTGCTATCAAAGAAGGCCTGTTTGAAGGCTACTATGGCACACGCAAAGTCAGCTACACAGGCGAGCCAACCGAAGCTCGACTAATGATCAAACATAATCGGACCCTGGGCGAAAATGACGCACGATTCCGAAATGTTGAAAGTATTTTTATTGAAACAGCCGATGGCGAACGTTTCAAGCTACCGTTCACACATATGACTGGTGCTCGAGCCATGCTCGAACACGTTCGTCAGGGAGGCAAACCCTACGACATTCGCGGCAATCACATCTGCGAAATGGTCACAGAACTCAAAGTGTTGAGTCGTTTTAATCGTGCTGCTGCCAACCGTGTAATGGAAGGCGTTACCCAGCAGATTGTTGAACAGGCTCAGCACTACTATGCTCAACTACGTGATAATCTCAAAGCTCTGGGACATGGGCGTGGATATAACACATACTTTGAATCGTGGCATCCACTGGACGTTCAAGAACAAGAAAGTCTGGTCGAAGATATCAAGACCATGTTCATTGAGCAAACACTAGACACACGCATCGAAGCCGCACTACCGTTGCTGGCTAGATTACAGCAACAAGGAAAAACTATGAAAGAAGCAGACATTTTTGAATCCTGGGCCAACAAACTACTTGAAGGCACATGGAGCTTGCCAGAGACTCCTGAGCAAGTAAACAAACTCAAAGAGCTAATGAGCAAAGAACTCATTGTTGGCCCTGATGCTACCAACGCCACTGAGCAACTGTATGACTTGGTAGGTGACGATCAGTTGTTTGATCGACTCAGCGAACTAGCTCAACGTGATCCACGTGCTAACGTTTGGAACGACACAGAAGTCATGGACCGTCTGCGTGAACTTGGTATCGAAACAGAAGGCCAAGAACCTGCTGGTGCTGAAGCCGATGCTGCTGCGGCCCCTGCTGCTGAAGTTCCTGCTCCTGAGCAACAACCAGCTGTAGCAGAAGACTTTGACCGCATGCTAGAGCTTGCTGGTGTAGTAAGCGAAGCACGTATCATTGACGAGTCGGGAGAAACACTGCAACATATCTTGGATCGTTTCAAATTTGAAGTTAAACAATTTGAAGAGGGCGGTGACCTTGACTCTGACTTGTATGAGGCACTGTTTGACTACTATTCTAACACAGGCGAAATGCCCTACGGTACAATGAAAGCCCGTACTGGTGATCCTTATGAGTGGATCACCGATCGACTGGATCAAGAACTGGGCACAGGCAATCATGCGCCTCGTCCACAAGTACCTGAAGGTGACAACATGGCTACCTTCGAAGCAGATGCTGCTGCGGTGTTCGGCGAAGGTTCGGGTTGTAATCACACCATGGAAGGCGAATACTGCCCCGAGCATGGCCTCATGGAATGTGGCACTATGGAAGAAAGCATGGGCGGTACTGTAGCTGGTGCAGTTGCTCCTGTGTCTGAAGTCAGTGCGGATACTTTGAAAAAATACAAAACAGCAGCTATCAAAGACGTTGATCGCGACATTGCTGCCAAAGCAGCAGGCACAATTGGTAGAGACGATTTTGAAAGAAAAATGTCCAAGCGTGGCAAGGGCATGGCTGCTGCCCAGCGTCGTCTTACTCCGCACGGTACTAGACTGGATTTGTCCCCACACGGTGACTCCATCCAAAAGGACTATGATCGCTATCGCTTTGACGAGCAAGGTGTGGCAGAAGGCAACGACGATCCAATGAACTACAATGCTGCTATCACCAGCAGCTACTATGAGTCTGCAGATCCCCTAGCTCGCATAAAAGAGTTGGCCTTGCGCAAGTAAACCGTAAATACGGGCATGCTGAACTTTAAAGATGCTCGTCAAATACTCCCACAAGTCTGGCACCTGCCAGACTTCCTTTTGGACATTGATTCCTTGCGCCGCAGCTATAGAGCTAATCAACAGCCCTGGCGCTCAGAATATCCCAACAGACTGTTAACTCCTTGGGGAACCAATCCCAAGATTGAATCAGCATTAGCCGAAGCACCTAAGCACATACAACAGCTCACAGGACGCACAGTAAACACACAAGTTGGCTATGCCAGTCTTGACTTATCTGGCAGTCGTATCATGATGCATCGACTGCACTCAGACATTGGTGCTTACATTCAAGTGTTCACAGGAGAAGATCCTTCACCGGAACTGTGTGGTATGTTTTGCTGTGATCCAGACATGAATGCTAATCACCTACAAGACTACGCAGACATCAGTGAGTTTCGCCCCGATCAGTTGGTCAAAATAAAATACCGTCCCAATGATGCTTGGCTCATGATCAACGAGCCTCGTTGCTTCTTTGGAACGGCATTCACGGTTGCACCTAATTCGGTGCGTGAAACTGTTTGTTTACACTTTGCGTCGGAATTGCCAGCAAGCACTTAAACGTGTGCCTGTGATTGTATCTGCGTGATGCTCTTTGAGATCAGTATTGAGATTGATGTAGCCAGTGTTGGGCACAAAGTCTAGTTTGGTAGGCGGAGAACTGTGTGTAAATTCTGTGCCATGCACATCGCCGTGGGTCCACAAATAAACTTGATAAGTCACAGCCAACAAATCAGCGTCTGAGTGATAAGGGCAATGCCAGTTTGAAACATCTAGCCACATCTTGCAATCAGCTGGCATAAGCTCCTGACCTGTGATACGTTCGATTTCGGGTAGTATCTCGGGCGCCATGTCTCGTAGCTTTTGCAGCATAGGGCTGTCTGGCGTGAGTTGCAAACGGTATTCAAGGCAGTCAGGGTGACGGTGCCAAGTGTCTACATAGTTTAAGTGTGTGCTGGCAAGCTCTCGGAATGTTTCTTCGCTGAAGCAATTTTTGACGCTCCAAAGTTGACTAGCAATAGGCTCAACTTCGGACAAAGTGTCATAGATTCGGTGTTGGGTCATAGTAAGGTATTTACTTGTTAAAAATTGTGTTTTGGATATTTTGATTTGCGTTATCGCAAATGTTGACTAATAAAATTTTGAGCATCCACTAGCTGCTGACTGGACATACTCACAATCAAATTATGGTTGTGTTCTAAAACATCTCGATAGTGAGCATAAACTTCTCTAGGATCAGTGCGATACAATCGTTGGGTTTGTTCCCAGGCCATAGCAAAGCGAAGAGCATTGTCTGGCTCTGCATCATAGCTTTCGTCTATGTACTTCCCATGGAAAGTTTTGAATCCCAGCTCTCGCAATGCCGCCAACAATCCAGCACCGTTAAACATCAAGAATATACGTTTGGCAAACAAGCACTTGGCTGTTTTTTCAGTTAAGAAATCAATGCCTTGCCCTAGGTCGTGTGTTTCGAAAACAATGCTGTACTAGCTACATTGATAAATGTGCCAGGGTACTATCACACTCATAGGAGTACCGTTTCCGGGCAGTGCTCGATCACGGATACGAACCAAGTTCACACTGTATTTTTCAGCAGCAGATTTATTTTCTGTGTTAGTTTTGAATTGTTGCACAATTGGGACTTCGAGTTCTTTCAGCCCTGTGCTAGAATAGTTTTCTATTCGACCGTGCTTGACATAGCCTTCAGGGTCTATGTCTTGTATCAGACTCCAATCGTAGCTATGCGGGTTCTCTTGAAGATTGACCAGTACATGATCAGCCCAGCCACTGTCTAAAAGTCGGTAGAGAAAAAATATTCTTGCTGTCTTTACTGTACCTAGCAACGCATCGAACATGTATTTGCGTCTTGGAGTGTTGACTTCGTTGATTTCTTGATAGTCGTTGGCTACTACCACGTAGTTAAAAAAACTACGTAAATTAACAAACATAAAATCTTTGGGTGGATGTGTGTAGCTTGGATGCCCACTCCAAAAACAAACAATTTTATCATTGTGCAGGCGCTGGCATATGTTACCGTAAACTACAGGCCACCAATTGTTCAAGCTTTCGGTAGTATAGGTTACTATGAGGTCTGCCCATTGCAGCCCCAGGTCGTTTATTAGACTGTGCCCTAACACCGGCTCCTTGCCTGGACGCCCAATGAGCTCGTGAAAGACCAATGCAACCTTTTTTCTTGGGTCATTGCGAAATTGCCAACCGGGTGGCACAGGATCTCGGTTTATTTCTGCTTTGGGGAAAAATTCTCGTCCTTGACTCAGCGCCCTGTTGAACTCCCACCACACATGTGGGTCCCACACAAACCATTCGGTCTGGTCGACAGTGTCAGGGTTGGACGTACACAGTCCTAGGTTTGGGTCCCATATGTAAAAATCTTTGTTTTCCATTGTTGTACTTATTGAGCAAAAAGTTTGCCTTTTGTATTGCGATGCTAAATACTTCCGCATACAATACAACTTGTATGCACAGGCAACTAGAATCTAAATTTTTAGATAGGCATATAACATAGGCAACTTTTGAAAGGAAATATACTATGGCATCTCTAGCAGAAATTCGCGCACGTTTACAGGCAGCAGAAAACAAAGGTAAAGACGGTTCACAAGCTGGCGGCGGCGACCGCAGCATCTACCCGCACTGGAACATGGAAGAAGGCCAAAGCGCCACACTACGCTTCCTCCCAGATGGCAATCCCAAGAACACTTTCTTCTGGCAAGAACGAGCAATGATTCGCCTGCCCTTCAACGGCATCAAAGGCGAAATGGACTCTAAGCAAGTTATGGTTCAAGTACCTTGCGTGGAAATGTGGGGCGAAACCTGCCCTATCTTGACAGAAGTGCGCACCTGGTTCAAGGACAAGAGCCTTGAAGAAATGGGTCGCAAATACTGGAAGAAGCGCAGCTACATCTTCCAAGGTTTCGTTCGTGAGACCCCTCTTTCGGACGACACCACTCCTGAGAACCCAATCCGTAAGTTCATCATTGGTCCTCAGATCTTTACCACCATTAAAGGTGCGTTGATGGATCCTGAACTGGAAGAACTGCCAACCGACTACCTGCGTGGTTTGGACTTCCGTATTAGCAAAGGTAGCAAAGGTGGCTTCGCTGACTACAACGGATCTAAGTGGGCACGTAAAGAGTCAGCACTGACCGAAGAAGAGCAAGCCGCTGTTGAGAAATACGGTTTGTTTGACTTGAGCAGCTTCCTGCCCAAGAAGCCTGGTGAAGTTGAACTCAAAGTTATCAAAGAGATGTTCGAAGCCAGTGTTGATGGTCAACCT